AGCAACCACCTGCTCAACAGCAACCTCAACCATCAACTACTAGGAGAAATAAAAAACCAAGGTATAGAAATATCCATCCAGAAGAATATGCATATGAATTTATCCTTGACAAGTTGATTTCAGAAGGTCATGCTTCATCTCTTGCAGAAGCAGAATATGTTTTCAATCAACTTGATGATGGGTATATTGAATCTATGCTTAACGAGTAACTGCTTTCTTAACTAAAACAGTCCCCTCTACTGCTCTGGTGGTAGTTCCATCGGGACTGTTTAATAGTAGGTCGTAAAAATATTTTCCTGGTTTTAGATTTGTAGTATCTGCTGCAAGAAGAGATATTGTAACTCTACCAGTTGTTCTATCGTTAGCAAAGGCAACTGTAAAATCAGCAGTCTTTGATGATGACTCATATCTCTTCATCTGAGCACATCCATTATATCCAGTTAAATCTTTTATACTATTAGACTGTACGTCTTCCAGAACAAACGTTTGGTCAAAGTCTGTTCCAGTGTATAATACTAGATTAGTTGTATATGTGACTGCCATCGTTTTTTAAATATTTATGGAAGATCAACCAAGAATGGGGTAATCCAATCTTCACTGTTGTTTGTTACTGTGGTGACAGTAATATTTTTTTCATTTAATTTAGCAATAAAAGCATCATAAGATGCTTGAACAGTTGATGTCCTCATACTACCGGAATTATCAATAAACAAAGCAATAGAAGAACCTTCTGGAAGATCATCTATCTTACAAATCTTGTACCAATCAGTTGCATTTGCAGCGTTTCCACTATCTCTATTTACAATTACTGGTCCAAAGGTTAATCCATTTGCTTGTGATCCTGGTATAGTTGACGTATCTAGGATAGTGATATCTGGAGATCTTGCAACAATTGGATCAGTATAACTATGTCCTCTTATCGCAACATAGAATACTTCAACACCTTCAGTTACAAAGTCTGGAGTAACCTCAATTGCAGTAGTGCTAGAATTACCATATCCACTATAATACCCAGTTTGAATTTTATGATCAAGTAATGAAAAACTAGCATTAGAAAAATCATCATCAGTTATTCCACCACTTACAACTTCTATGGTTGCATAAGCAGGACCTTCTGGCATATATGTACTAATACCAGTTACTGGATGTCTAGGATTTCCAAACGTAACATTTACTGTATCTCCTTCATTCACTGTAGTTTTATCTACAGTCACATCAAATAGTAAATCTACATCAGTTACAGTTAGTGTTTTAGATGTAAGAGCAGTTCCAGAACTACTACCGGGGTATGGGCGAACTACAAATCTAAAGACATCATTTTCATTTGAACGCCAATCGTAAAATGCCCCAACTCTAGATGTAGATGCAGAACCTGCTATAGTAATAGTTTGAGCAGATGTACCCTGTAATTGTTGATTTCCTTCGTTGAATCTACCCAAATCTCTATAGTTTCTATCACTTCCAGTTCCAGGTTCTTCTTCAAAATATACTCGAACTTGTGATCCCACTGAAACATTTTGGGTGTTTATAACAATATCAAATAATTGACCTTCTTCAATGATATTGGTTGATATTCCAGTGTTAATATCAATAAAATCTATATCATATGTTGGATCAATATTATTGATTGTTATGTCATCTGTAAATGTAACAGCAGCTCCAGTGGTCGAGTCAGTTCTGATTACTAATCGGAAAGTTTCTGGTCCTTCTGTTACACCATCTAGTACAGCCGTTCTTGTAACTGTTCCAATACCACCAGTCGCAGTACCATCACTAACAATATTAAAACTTCCAGTTAGAGCGTCTAAGTCATTAGATGTTGCTGAACTTCCTGCTGCACCAACTAAAGTTCCATAATATAATGTAGTTCCAACACTAACATTTTCAGTATTAACTACAAAGTTTATGGTTGATCCTTCATCTACACTTGTTGCAGATGGTGTGACTGTATATGTTGGAGCTGGTCCACCATTTTGAATTAGTGCTCCGCCAGCACCCCTAACAAAAAATTCTTGTCCACCAATACTGAATGAGTTGTCTAATGTGAGATCATTCCCATTGACAGTAACTGCATTTGCATATACAAAATCTATAGTTGCAGTTTCTACACCAACTCTAACAATTACACGATCTCCTTCAAGACCAGGAAAGTAAATTAATCTATTTTCTACATTACTAAGATCACCAGATGTAGTTCCAATACCTACAACTTCATCATAATCAAATAGACGAACACTCACGGGTGCGTTTGAACTAATTCCAGTTGCAGTTGATTTTGCAACAAGCATTGGTTCAATCTCTTCAATTCTGCCAGCAAGAATTGGACTAGAGAAATATGGTTTAGCCTCTCTTAGTTTTGCCTTGAATGAATTTTTAGTATCACTTGAAGGAAGTGTTCTGGTAGTACTGATACTCATGGCAGTTTGGAAGGATCTACGTGATCAAAATAACCTTTATCTTTTAGTTGTTGATATAGTGCTGGATTTCCCTGATTCAAATTATGGGGAGTTATTACAACATCCATATAAGTATTGACAGTTTGACTTACACCGCTGAATGGGAAATTGTTTGGTGTTCCTCCAGAATTTTGTTGTCTTACTTTTCCTGCAGCACTTATTTGTCCAGATTTGTGATATCCTGGAGCAGTATCAAAAAATGCATTTATAGCATCTGCATTAGCATCTCCTATAGTGGGACGAAAGTTGTTGACAAATGGAGAAAGATTGCTATCTGCAAACTGATAGGTATCATATAAGTGTAAATTTCCATCGGTGTCTATATTTGGATTTTGTGCCGCAGCATTGTTTTCTGGGTAATATGCCTCATTGAATACTGTTGTTCCAAATATTGTCCAAGCACCTATACCCGCTCCATTGCTGTTCTGACCATAATTTGCAGTAGACTGATAGATTTGACTTATAAGATGTACACCTAGATTTTCTCTTGCATCGTCTGTTAAACCGTTTGCTCCTCCAGTGTTTGTAAGAACGGTGGGATTATTTAAAATTGAGGCAAGGCGATTCATACCCCCATTACTCAAAACACAAGGTCTCGGATTATCTTTGGTTTCTCCAGCAATATGACTAAAGGAACCATTTGAATCTGGTGGAGTTACTTGATGTGCAAGATGTGTATTTAAACAAGTTTCACCGTCAAGGGTGCCATCCAGAAAGTTTTCAAGATATTCTGATGTATTAGTTATAGTTTCACCAGTCAAACTTTCTGCTGCACTAACAAAATCATCGATGCTACCTGATATTGTTTGTGCTAAACCTTCCATCATACCTGAAATATAATCATCAGCAGTATTGACAATATCACCTAGAATTTCTCCTCCACTTAATACCCAGTCTGGAGGAGTTATAATTGGAACTTGTGGACCATTTCCACCGGTGCCACCTGGACCTCCAAAGGGACCTCCTGTACCAAGAAATGGACCCAGTGGACCTGAAGGAACACCAGTAAGCATACCAAGAAACGGAGGTAATGCTCCTAAAATTGACCCTGTGATGTTGAAAGGGTTGAATGGCATATTAAATATTTCGGTTTCAATCGGATTAGTTATTGCAACCTCAAACAATCCTATAGGGTGACCATCAACATGGAGATCGTGTGCTCTAACAACGTATTTTATACAACCCTGCCACCACTCTGCTTTAGATGGATATCCAGTAAATCCATCATTTTGAGTATACCAACGCTGTTCTCTAAATGATATTGGAATTGGATTTGTTGGATCTTGAATGATTCGACCATCACCTACACTTTCAGCATCACCAATTCTTATTGCAAATGGACCCAGGTGATTGGATGCTTCTACAACTCTTTGAGTGAAACTTGTAAATGGTCGTGGGTAATTGCCAGCACCTCCAAAAGTCCAGCTTTCATAATTTGTTCCACAAGTTCCTTGAACTGGAGCATAATCTGGAGTAAGAAATATGCTGGGACCATTGCCCATATTAAATGGTGAATCTACTGCAGAACTCATCAGTCTCCGTCCTCCGAAATTAATCTACCTGTGTTGACAGTGGTCTCATCTCCAAAATTTTGTGGCATCCTAATTTCAACGTATTCGGTTGTGTCTACTTGATGTCCGAATCCTTCACCTTTTGGCATTAAAAGATAAAAAGTTCTATTAGGATATGTAGAACGAAACTGTGCCCACTTCGTAGACATACCTGGTTGTGTTTGAGAAGAACTTTCATCAATCACAGCAATACAAAGTCTTTGAGCACTACTTGGTAGTCCAGCAGTTCCACCAAAACAACCAGTTGAAATATTTTGTCTTACTCTTACAGTTCCTTCAAGAACAATTTCTTTTGTTCCACCTGGTTTTGTAAAAAGAATGTCGTATATGTATCTACCAGGTTTCAGAGCAGCAGTTACATAACTTGGAATAGTCAATTTTACTTTTCCTTTCGTTCTATTTGGAAATCCAACAATAAAACTGGTGGCAGTTAAACTTCCTCTATGTTTTCTTATTTGTGCTCTAGCGGTATGATTTGTCAGATCGACAGATTTTCCACCGACCTCAAACATATCATACTCTTGCTCAAAGTCGGTGCCGCTATCTATAGTAATATTATGTACGTATACTGCCGACATTTTTTCTAACTATTTAGATCGTGTGCTTCACAAGACTTCTAAACATCCCATAAAGTTCAACATTTGGATGCTCAAGACCTACATCAAAAGTTGCAGTATTTTGACTGTTACCAAAATAGTTTGAATCTAAAATCATTACAACTGCACCAAATCCAATATTTTGATAGAACCATCCAGAGTACATTCTTTGTGTTGGTTGATCCGTATTCTGATTCTGATATGATACGGTACTGAAGTCTGCACTACCTACTGCAGCAACTAACATATTATCTGGCCAAACACTAGGAGCATTTGTCCATCCAGTATCTTTACTTGCAGTGCTAAATCCACCTCCACCACTGGTCTGGGAAGTGTCTTGTCTGAAAGATACTCCAAGTGCTTCCATTATAAGGTTGTAATATGGTGGATTACCACAAAGACCTTGCCACCCATTGGGACGTTGATTATGTTCTCCAGTAACAACAAGTACGCCACCATTATTGACATATTCAAGAACAGTGTCAATATTGTCTCTGATTAGTTTATTTTGTGCTGCTAAAAATCCAGAATCATTTACAGTATTTCCTCCACCATTTTCATCAAATTGTTGATCAATGGCATCTTCATCACAGTTATTAAATAGTCCAGCAAAGACAACACCATAATCTTTCATTTGACTTGGTTTTATTTCATCTGTCAGAGCATCACTAAAAGCACCTACTTCATAATTTCCAGTTTGTCCATATACCATTCTTGTATTTGCTCTTAATTGTCCCGCTTCATTGTAAAAGAGTAAACCGAATCTATTTTCATAATAAAGAACAGGACAATCTGTAGACATATCTGGAGTCACATTAACTTGTCCTTCTAATACAATACTCTTTTTGCCTGGAGCAGTTCCACCAATGTATGTGATACTTACTGCTATACCAACTGGGTTGTCTGCAAAGTTATCTGATCCTGATTGAGTGTTTTGTTGTGTGAGTGTGACTGTATGATTACCTTTCTCTAAAGATATACTACCTACTCCAACATTGGTGTCACTATAATTAACCGCGTTGAAAGTTGTATTATTAATAGTAACTGTCCCAACATTATCTGCAGCAGCTTCTATTTGATATGCCCCTGTATATGGAAAATTAACAGTATAAGAATCTGTTTTTACACCATATGGATCTGTTTGAGAACTTAATAATCCTGATTGTGGAACTCTTGAATATGCATAGGTATTCATAAATGAAGACCAAGCATTGATTGTAAAACCTCTATATGATCCTGAATTGTTTGCATCAAGAGTTGACCAGACTCCAGTATTTGATGAAGGTCCTTGCCCTTCGGTGAACATCACATCATAACAATATCTTCCTGGTTTTATATTTTTAGTTGCTGATGGACTAAGTGATAATCTTATTCTACCATTTGGTCTGTCTACAAATGAAAGTGAAAATGTTGTAGCAGCACCAACACTCTCTGGATGCTTCCTAACCTCAGACTTTCCTGTGTACCCAGTCAAATCTAAAGAATTTCCATTAACATCATCGAGATAAAAATCTCTGTAGAAATTATCCCCAGAATTAATAGTAATATTATTTACGTAGACTGCCATATTATATGACTTTATTGAATATTTATCAAGGGCTTGACAACAGTCGATTCCATGAGTAGAGTTGCTTTGTTAGGTTTGAAGATAAATAATAGCTCATATAATACATTAGTATGAGTTATGAAAATCCTTGGTTATACTTGGAACGAGTATTTGATAGTGATGATGTTGGGGACTACTTTGGTTTTGTTTATCTCATTACCAATAAGTCAAACCAACGACAGTACATTGGGCGAAAGTATTTTTGGTCGTTTAGAAAACCACCAGGGAAGAAACGAAAAGTAAAACAAGAATCAGATTGGAAAAAGTATTACGGTTCTTGCCCTGAATTAAAGGAGGATGTAAAAAAATATGGCAAAGAGTTCTTCAGTAGAGAAATACTGAGTTTACACACAACAAAAGGAAGTTGTAACTTTGAGGAAACAAAACAATTGTTTCTCAATAATGTGTTGTCAGAAGCACTTGACGACGGATCACCAGCATACTATAATAGCAACATCTTAGGACGCTATATGCGGAAAGACTATGGTAACTTTAGAATCAACACTAAAGAAGATTCATGAATGGTCCATAGATCGAATGCATACTATGCTCGATGAGTGTACCAAAGATGAATTTATGGATGTAGTCGAAGATGCTCATGCTATTCATGAGGAGTTTGCTGAGTGGTTAGACCCAAACAAAAAGGATCACGATGTAATTTCACTAGAATACATAGGAGAGGAAGATGGAGGAAACATCTAAGGTTTTCAAACGTAAGATTCTTGACAGAATTAAATATCTTACCAATAACGGTAAGCATCTAGAAGCATCCGCTCTTTACAACAAATTTTTTAAAGTATGAAAAAGATTATTTTTGCTATGCTTGCAGCAGTTTCCTTTGGATCTCCTGTATTTGCTGATCCAATTGATGAAGAACACTTCTTCAGTGCCCACGCTCAAGGGTGTATGTTACTTCGAGAATGCACCGATCATGTTCAAGAACTTAAAACAGTTACTGATCTCAACAAGCACGAGGAACTTGCTGATATTGATTACAGTATTGTTGCTGATGAGTTTAACTCTCTCGTCCGATCACTTAATAAGGTCGGAGCTAAGGTTTTTCTAGCAGATATGCGATACTTCCCAGTGGGTCATCGTGGTGTCTATCATACTGTAAGCAATAACTTCTTTCTGAATGTTGCTCATATGCATCGCCCTGGTACTATGATGTCAGTGATGCGTCACGAAGGATGGCACGCTGCTCAAGATTGTATGGCGGGTAGCATTAAGAACAACTTCATTGCTATCATTAGAAATCAAGAAGATGTTCCCAAGATGTATCAGGCAATCGCAAAGAGTGCTTACAAGACACAACCACACGCGATTCCTTGGGAAAAGGAAGCATACTGGGCAGGTCACACTGAAGGTATGACTGCTGCAGCACTTGAATCCTGTGCAGCAGGAACGATGTGGACTGATTATGAACCTACACCAATGACCCGCGAATGGTTAGTTGAAAATGGATTCATTGCTAAATAATATCATTCGCTGCAGATAGCGAACAAAAACCACCCAAGGCAAACCCTTTGATTTAATCTCTTCAGTCTTGTAATGTAAGGGTTTGTTGTTGGACAACAAGTATTTACATATGACACCTCTAACAAGGGATGTGTTAATCAAGAAAATCGTTGCCGACGAAATGGTCGGTCTCGGTGGAACTGATTACATTCAGAACTTAAAAAGTGCATATCACAAATGGGAACATCAGGGAAGCGATGTTCTTTGTCAAAGATACAATCAGATAAACCACACAAATATCTCTGTAGAGATTCTTGACCCCTAAATAAAGCTGCCTTGTATGCAGCCAATGCCAGAAGAAGTCAAGAAGGACGAAGTTAAGAAGGAAGAACCGAAAAAGAAAAGTGCCCTTGAAAAACTGAAGGAAAAAGCGGGTGACTCTGAAGAGCATCTTGCAATTCTTTCAACCTTTGTTCGTTTAGGTATTCTGGTTTGGTCTGGTGGTATTCTTACTCTTAATTACGTAACGATCCCTGGTTTCCCACAAGGAAAGATCGACCCCACGTTCATAGCCAGTGTGTTTACCGGAGTTTTAGCTACGTTCGGGGTTCAGACTGCGAAGAGTAAAAATGGTAACGGTGGTAGTGCCCCTTCTGGTGGTGTGAGCAAATCTGATCTGGAGAAACTGATCAATGCAGCGGCTCAAACTGCGCCTGCTCAAACGATTAGGATTGAGCAAGCACCACTCCAAATCGGAAACCCACCAGCACCACAAGGACCACCAAAGTCAGACGACAAATACACAATGTAATGTTATGAACATCAAGTGGGCGACATTGACAGTGGGAGCATTATTTGGATTTGCTCATATTGGAATTCTTGGGCATATCCTTACTAAACCACAATATCCTGAAATCAAATTTCCAGACGGTGATTACTCATCGTTTACGGTTAAGTCTGGAAAAGATGGTTATCAGATTGAATACAAAGCAAATGATCCTGCTATTCTGGAATCAAGCAAGTCTTTGATTCATGATAGAGACAAGCGTGGATTGTTTGGTCCTACGACTGATATGCGTCGTGAGTTCCGTAGTGATCAATATACGATGGATGGTACTAGAAATATCGGAGGTGCTGTAACGCTAGACTCTGAGGGAAAGCACCTTGCAAAAAGCGAAGAGTGTATTCGGGCGGACGCTGGCGCACGAAGTCAAGGTGCGATGGCAGGAACTAGTATTGCTGCTGGTGTAGCAGTTCCTGCTGTTGCTAGTATTCCTTATATTGGATGGTTAGCATCTGGATGGGCATTGCTGCTGGGACAGAAGGCAGGAGAAACTATTGGTTCTGAAGTTGGTTCCACATTCAATGATTGTTAATGAACCTTATACTAAGACCACTAAATGATATTAATGATGTAACTTGGAGTATTGTTATATCCCTCATAATACTCCTTATTGGCGTTGCTTATTACATATATACAATTATGACACTGGCATACCAGGAGTTAGAAGATGCCGAATCAAATTCAACTGAAGGACGCGGAACAGGATCAGGAGATAGCACTTCTGAAACACAGAGTTGATGAACTTGAGGAAAGTGGAGTGGATGAACTCCGCCAAAGAGTTCGTAAACTTGAAAAAACTGTCTGGGGTGCTAGCGCAGTAATTGCTGCACTTATAACTCTTGTCGGCATAGCAGCATCATTAGAATCAAAGGAGATCGATTATGGGAGCAATGGTACCACCCAGCAGGAAGTCGTGTTACAACTTCCGAGTAGTTGAAATCAATAGAGTTGTTGATGGTGATACCATTGACGTAACTATTGATCTAGGTTTTGATCTCTTCAAGAAAGAGAGAGTTAGAGTTGCTGGTGTAGATACACCAGAAAAGAGGACCAGGGACCTTGAAGAAAAGGAGTTGGGAATTGAAGCAACGAATTGGCTCAAAGAGAAACTGGATGGTGCCATTAGTGGGGATGACGATCTTGTTATCCGCACTGAGCTTGTTGGTGGTATGGGCAAGTATGGTCGCCTCCTCGGGTGGCTTTATATTGGAGACAGTGAACTTTCCTTGAACGAAATAATGATTGAGGAAGGTTATGCTTGGGCATACGATGGTGGAACAAAACAGAAAAACTTTGAAGAACTTAGAGAAATTCGCCGTGCCAAAGGTACGTTAATCTAATGCAAAAACTAATCAATGTACTCGCGTTGTCGTCTTTTGTTGTATCTGCTGCCGTTGTTAGTGGCGGCACTTATGTTTATCTTAACAAGGACGCAATGATCGAAAGCGCCAAAGGAAGAATTGCTGCCGCAGCAACAGAAGCAATTGCTGGAGCACTTCCTGGAATGTTAGACGCAGCAATGCCAGAACTTCCTGGTGCAACTGGTGGTGCTATCCCTATGGGTGAAGGTAAAGGTGGGGCAGTTCCTGGAATGCGTCTTCCATGAACTTTGACTTGAGTATGGAAGATTTTACAATCATCCAGAATGCTCTTCACTACTACAAGAAGGTTGAGAAGAAAGGAAACTTTCAACGATATGATGAAGATCGTATAAATCAACTGAGAGACAAATTGTCCGAACAGATAATGCCTACTGATGGAAATCCCTGAAATTGGTACTAATTTAAGAGAAATTAGAATCCCTGAAATTAGAGGTGCTGGTTGGTTAATTGAAAATCCACCACTAGCAGTTCCTATCTACCCACCTGTAACGACACAGGTGGGTGTTCCTATTGTCAATATGCCTGGATGTGTAGAGGCAAATAAAGATAGTAGTGAGAATCAGAATTTAAAGAATGAGGATGATGATGGTAACCGTGTCTATTGTGATGCAGGGATGCCTTCATTTAGTCCAATTGATTATGATACAAATAAATTAGAATATGAAACCAAGGCACCAGATCCGCCACCAGTTGCACCACCGAAAAAACCTGACGCACCAGAGGCACCAGCAGCACCCTCTGTACCAAAGAACACTGCTCCAAAGGTAGAATGCCCTACAAGAGAGCAGCAATTAAAAAACCCCATAGGGAAGATCCTAGAGGGCAATAAGAAGGTAGTTGGATATGAAGTTGTTGGTAAGGAATGTTTGATGGTAACTGAAAATCTGACCATTCCTGATCAGATTATTTCAAATGTTCCTAATGCTGGTGCTGTAACTGCTACCGCATCTATCGCTGTTGTGGCAACGACCTCGGCACTGCTTGCAAAACCTCTTGCTGATCTTTTGTTAAAAGTGGTGAAACCTGTGACGAAGAAGGTACTGAAGAAGATTGCGACCTTACGGGGAAAGAAGATCCCGAAATTATCCTCATCGGAGCGCCAAGCAGAGCAGCGTCAGAGGAATGAGGCTGTGAAGAAGTTGAGGTCTGTTCGACCTTTGAAGAAGTAGGAGGAATAGTGTGGCGGTGTGGTTGAATAGTGTTTACATTATTGACCACGACATCAGCACAGATTGCCGCATAAGGACTTCTTGGATGAAAGCGAATTCCGGATTTCAACAATTCGCCACAATTCTTTAATCTGGCGATTTCAAAATCTAACCTTTTGTTTGCAAGTAATTGTGCTTGTAAAGCGGTATTAGTATCTGCTGCTGTTTTACATCTTTCTTGCAATCCACCATCAAGAGGGAAAGAAATAGTTGCTGATAATCCAATGTTAGTTGATAAGTTATCTTGCTGTCCTGTTCTGACTGGTTTTTCCCAGATTACCTCTCCGGGATTATCAGGTATACCATCTCCAACAATCTCATCAACTGTGATGGTCATATCTGCACCATCTTCAAACCATCGGGTTCCATCATCTTTGGTGCGATCATCATACCAAGGTTCCCAAGGGTAGTTCTTTACGTTCTTTTCAACCTGAATAGTTCTACCGATAAAATCAGTCATATTATATTGAGGTTCCATATATGTCCTTTCAAAAGGATGTTGATAACTTCTTCCGTGTGTAATGAATGGAGTTATGTTTAGAGTTGGACCCTGACAACTAATTCCGTTTCCGTATGTATTGGTGATGTATGGACCTTGTAAAACCTGGATCGCCTGGTTGGTGACGCTACCGGAACTGTTCGCGATTGGATTTGCAGTCGCACTGATACCGCCAACGTTTTCGGCGTTGACGGGTGCAGCGATTAGCAGACCAATTACTGGGTAAAGATACTTGTGGTATCTGTTACGCTTGTAACCTCGGTAACCCTTTGGATCACGGTTTGGTTTGTCATCCCAGGACCTTGATAGGTCTGAGTGAACTGAAACGCTTGTCCAGGATTTGTTATTGTGAAGTTTGCGCTTCCAAGATCTGCTGTTGCCTGTGTGCTTGTCACTGTCCCCTCTATTCCTCCTAGGGGGTTGACCGTCACAGTATTGTTTGTAGATACTGGATTTAATTTCTGCCCATTGTTGGACACGTTGTTGCCAGATACTGAGTATTGCCATCCTGTAGAATAATCTATAGAGTTAATCGTTTCAGTCACTTTGGAAGTAGTTTCCGTGTGGCTAGTCATTGAGCCTTGTGTAAAGTTTGGCACCACCGGAACAGAATATCCTGGTTGTGCCAAACCATGAATGATTCCAAGAACCAATCCTAGTCCGATTGCTTCTTGTAATCTAGTCATCAGTCGATCACCGTGATTTCGGAGACGAATTGTCCGACAGCATTTGTGCCAGCTCCACCAGCCGTCAGCGTAATAGCACCATCAGTCTTAATGGTACCTGCCAGATCGCCAGCAGTTCCGGATGCATAACTGGTAATTGAACCAAAGTTAGGAACAGAACCAGTAGAAGCAGCAGAAGTTGGGAGTGCATCGCCCTGTAAAAACGAGGTGCTGAAAGAGAATGCTTCTCCACCAGTTGCGTCTAGTTGGTTTGCTGTAATAGTTCCAGGAGAATAAACTCCACTACTAATAGTTCCACTAGTCAGCATTCCTGCAGTTGTACCGTCAGAAGTCCCTACGTTAGAACCGGAAATACTGTATTGGTTTCCCAATCTGGTTGCAGTGCTTCTTGCAGTGTCAACTGTCAGTTGAACACTTGAAGACATTTTATGAACAAGACCACCAGCATTAGCTGTGCTTGTTGTCATCAATAACATACCAAAAGCAAGTAATGCTTTTTTCATACTCCCGTGCTATAGTTGTTGTAGCTTTATTTAGTGCAATAAACACTGTATCATAATGTACGACAATGTAATTGACAACAACATTTTTCCAAGTTTTGTGTGCTCTTGCATCCCTCAGATTGATATGATGGCACAATTGGAGGAAGCATATGATATAAAGAGTCAATTTCCATCAGAAAACTTTTCTAATGAAGGTGGATATCACTCACCAACATTTGTTGGAACTAAGTTTCTAAAACTTAGAGATACTGTTGAAGAATTTTGTAATGATCTTCTTGATCAAAAAGATCTCAAGTTAAGGGTTTCAAACATTGAGTATTGGTGCAATATCAATAAGTCTTATAACTACAATGTAATGCATTCACACGGTCGTGCAGATCTAATTGGAATCTATTATATTCAGTTACCACCTGGTTCTGGTAACCTCGTTGTTCTGAGAAACGATGGATCGCAATACTCTGATTTGTATGAAAACCGCTCTGATATGCTAGAATATACCATCGAACCTGAAGTGGGTCGATTGTATGTCCTACCAGGACACCTCTGGCATTACGTCACTGGTAGTGATAATGTTAGAGATAGAGTTTCAGTTTCATTCAACATCTACACATGATTAAAAAATTCAAAGCACTAATCGAAAAAGTTATTCCCAAACCAATCAAAGAAGAAAAGATTGAGTGTGCAATCGATGAAGAAGTTGTGGGATGTGAAAGCGAAGCTTTCAAGCAAGATGCAATCAACTATTTTACTGGAGTTCCTGCTCCTGCATATCTAGAAAATGATCCTTGGTTTGGATCTGCTCCTGTTCCAACTGAAAAGCAGATGGACTATATGGCGCAAGAAGCAGAAATCAAGATGGCAGAAGAGCAGCAACGTTCAGAACAGACTTGTGAATCTCACGATATCCATGCTAAGATGTACGAGATTGCAACCAAGAACTGGACCACCGTAGCGGAAACCCAAGGCGGTTCCGAAAATTTTCAAGAGGGTCCTGGTGGTTGGAATTCTGGAACTGGTATCAATCAGTTTCAACGTTGACAATCTACACCCTGTAGTGTAGAATACTTAAATGATTTTAGAAACCATTCTGGCACTGAGTGCCGTTGATTATGATCATCTTGCCCGTGCTGTTCAGGTAGAGGCAGCACCCAATACTCGTGATGAGTTTTGTGTTGCTGTTTCAATTTTGAATCGTGTTCGTTCTCCATATTTTCCTAATACGGTAGCGGATGTTGTTTATGCTCCTGGACAGTATGAAGGATTCCGTTATTGGAATCCTGCGGCAAAGAGAGATGTTGTTAAGCGTCTCAAAAATAAAGAGAACTTGCTTGCAGCATATTCAGTGATTGGTGATCGGACTGATTTCAAAGGTCAATCACAACTTCCTTACCGAGTTGTGTCTGAGGATCCAATGTGTGATCCAAAGGGAAACTTCTACCATTATCATTGGCAGGGGTGACCCTCCCTGACTCGTTAGCTCAGCTGGATAGAGCAACTGCCTTCTAAGCAGTCGGTCGTAGGTTCAAATCCTACACGAGTCGTTGGAAACATAGTTTCCATATATTCCTCAGTAGCTCAGCGGCAGAGCCATCGACTGTTAATCGATTGGTCGTAGGTTCAAATCCTACCTGGGGAGTATGCCTCCGTAGCTCAGTGGTAGAGCAGGGCTTTTGTAAAGCTCAGGTCGCAAGTTCAAATCTTGTCAGAGGCTTGACAATCTAAAATGATTGTTATATTATGGTTTCATCCGTGTGAAGGATGTGCCTGGGAGATCCTCTCCCACCACTTGCGGGTGTAGTTCAGTGGTAGAACGTCAGCCTTCCAAGCTGAATGTCGTCGGTTCGAGTCCGATCACCCGCTTTCGGATAACCGAAATATCCGAAAATTTATAAGTATAAATACTTTACCTTTTGTCATTTTATTACAAAAGGTTTACATACAGGGAAATGTCGATTCCCTTCTCATCTGCGGGTAACCACTCCGCAAGTTAAATAACGAGGTAAAACTAATGTTCAAAACGACTATCGCTGCAGCAGCTGCCGCTGTTGCTTTCGCTCCTGCTGCTGCCCTAGCCGGTCCTTACGTCAACGTAGAAGCAAATGCATCTTGGGCGGGAGACGATTACACCGGAGCAACCACAGACATCCATGTGGGTTACGAGGGTACAATTGGTGAAGCAGGATACTACGTCCAGGCAGGACCTGCGATTGTAGCTGTTGATGGTGCCGAAAACTCCAGCCGCATTTCTGGTAAAGCAGGTATTGGCGTCCCTGTCACCGATGCACTCAGCGCATACGGTGAACTCTCCTTCATCACTGCAGAAGACGAGTTCCTTGATGACCTTGGCGTAGGTGGTAAACTGGGTGTGAAGTATAACTTCTGATCCCAATTTTCTAGTTAATAAGGATATCCTAACGACCTCCCTAAGGGGAGGTTTTTTTATGGTTAAATTTAAATTAACCCCCTCTATATACTGCGGTTTACCTTTTCTTAAAGACAGGATTCCTTCATCCTGTTATAATATCCAGGTAATCAATTAAACATTACACAGAAACAAATGAAAGCATTCGCAGTTGCCCTGCTCGGATTGGCGGTTACCGCTCCAGCAATGGCAGGTCCATACGTATCCACCAAGTCCGAGTTCAAAGGTGATGAGGATGGATACAGTAAAACAGTTCACCAAGCACGTCTTGGTTATGGTTGGAAGTTGGATAATGGTATCAAACCTTATGCCGAACTCGGTGGTGGTCTTTCCGCTGCTGATGGTGTAGAAGTCTTCGATGGTGATTCTTTCACTGTTGGAGAAATCGGTGCATCAATTCCTATTACTGAATCTTTCTCTGCTAAGGCAAAGTTTGAGCATAAGTGGGGTCAAGATGATGCTCGTGATTGGAAATTTGAAGTCGGCACCAAGTACAAGTTCTGAGGAATTGACTAATGAAACGTTCACTTCTCCTTGCGGCAGGTTTAACTGCTGCTATCAGTATTCCCGCAGTTGCACAGGCTTTCTGGTGGGGTGGGGACAAGAAGGCAGACACCCCTGTTGCCTTCAAACTCAATGGGGCAGGTGCGACCTTCCCTGCTCCTTTGTATAATTCCTGG